TCTCAAGAACTTTTTCTACTATGCCCATCTTCATAGGGCCAGTCAGTTGTTTAGCTAAACGAGCAGGAAGCACAGAATCAAGTGCGGCTGATCCTGCACCCCAGATAGCGGATGCCCCGGGCTCTAGTTGCCCTGTATTCTCATAGATGTTTTGGAATATTTCGGGGGCATTTTGTGAGTACGAACCTAAGTAAGTACCTGCACCAACAGCAGCGGCTTTACCAGCAGCACCAATACCCGCACGAGCCGCTAAAGCGCCAGCGCCAACACCGGGAATAAGAGACGTAAGAATGTTAGGTACTTGCTCGCCAACAGTCTCAGCTACAAACCGTGGTACATCACCAATACCCTCAACTTCTTTGTACGAGCGGAACATTGTGGGCGACTCTGCCTCACGTGCCGCACGTTTAGTTTCTGCCTCTGCCAGTTGTTCTTTAGCGTAATCGTCGTAGCCAAGTGCAGACCCCGCCATAGCAGGGATGATGTCTGTAAAGGTAGATGCTAACTGACCTGCGCCACGCTTAACGCCGCGACCAAACGTACCCAAGACGCCGGGGCCGTATTCTTTTTGCAGGCGGCGAACATCATCAGACTCTACCTGCTGCTGAACAAACCCAAAAAGTGTCTTTGGGTCTGCGTTTTCTGGCCCTTCTACTTTATAAATTTTTCCGTTTGGGGCTTGTACGTTGTAGATGGGCATGTTTTATTCCTGAGGTCAAGGCACTAGTTTATAGCCAGCATAAGGATCTGCGCCACCACCACCGCCACCACCGCCGGGTGCACCAAGGATTTGATTGATATAAGAGGCCACTTCGTTTTCATACTTGGCTTTAAACTTTGAGTCAAAACCTTTGTCTGCACCGGGTGCAGGAGTTTTAGTCAAACCTAAAGACTTTGTCAATTGGGCGCGGACGGCATCAGGGTCAACATTCTTCTGAGCAGTCACACGCAGGTTAGCCATTTGATATGGAGTAATACCGGATTCGCGGTTAGCGCGGGTTTGGGCTGCTTTTAACCCGTATTCACCAGTTATTCTATTCCCGGCTAGGCCATACCTACCTGCAAGATCAGTTCTAAAGATATCTGCTTGAGTTGTAAATTGAGTCTTAGTTAAGTCATAAGCCTCTGCACGGTCAATACCATATGCTTTTTGCAACGCATCACTTACGTAGCGGTCACGGGTATCACCACGATCCCGAGAAGCCTCAAGTTTGGCAATTGCTGTATCCCGATCACCACGAGCTTCAGCGCGACGAGATTGCTCAATAAGAGACAATTCTTTGCGGTTTTCTTGTTGTGCTTTCTTAATGTCTTTAGAAGCAGCTTGGTAGTCTTCAGCGCCAGCCATTGCGCCCTTACCAATATTCTCAAACGCATTGCGTGACGTACCAGCCATCATAGCCAAGCCTGCCTTGAAGATAGCCATGCCTTTAGCTTGCGCTTTATCCGCGCCAAAATCTAGAGCTTCTTTTTCCAAAACCTTTTTATAGTCTGAAAATGCTTCGCCTGTTACTGACTTTTTAGCATCGGTAATTGCGGTTTCGGCAGCTTTATCCCTTGCAGCGGCACGTTCAAGGTATCCATCAGCACCGTCGTAGCCACCCAACTGCTCCATAGTTTGGGCGGTCATGCTCTTACCCATTCGAGGAGCAAATGTGCCCGGGGCTTTTAAACCTAAACCAAGGTCACGATCAGACACACTAGTATCGCCCGAACCTAAATTAGGTTTAATTTTAGCAGGTGCAGATGCTAAAGGAGTTGGTGTTACTACAGTAGGTGCGGCCACAGGCGTAGGTGCAGCCGCAGGAGTTGCAGAAGGCAAAGCACTTGGGCCTTGATCGTATAAGGCTTGCATTTCTGAGAGCGTCATAGTAGGTAAACGCCCAGTAATATCTTTAGCCATTTGACGTTCTTCGTCTGTCTGGGTCATGAACAGACCGGGCAGGGCAGACCTAGGGCCATACTTCATCTGCAACTTATTACGCAGTTTGGCAGCTTCTTGTTGCTCACTAAAACTTTGTCCTAGACCACTAAAGAAACGACCCGCTGGACTGCTTCCAACTAGACCCTGATTTTGGTAACGCTCAACCTCACCGCCTTCTTCAAACGCGATGATGCCACCACCGGCATACTCTTGCGGTAAGTTAGATGGCAGAGCTTCAAGACCTTGGCTTTCTTGAGCGGCTTGCTGCATTACCTGCTGGGCAATTGGAGCGCCTTGTTGTCCCTGTTGAGGTTGCTGCATCCCAGCACCAGCAATAGCTTGTGCCATCTGAGCTTTAGCGGCAGTCAGTTTTTGAGTAAGTTCTTGAATAAGTGGGATGCCAACGTAAGGTTGTATTGCGCCGCTTTGAACACCTGTTATAAGACTTTGCTGGATAGCTTGAATTTCTTGTGGATTACTTGCGCGTTTAGCCATCGCCGCCATTGATGCGGCACGGCGGGACATATCGTCTTGTAGGCTATTGAGGCTCATAATTTTTCCTTAATGCGTTGCGTTATACAAAGCCAAGTTGGAAACGCCAGAACGCACGGTACCACCCTCCTTCTTGGCAAGCTGAGACGCGCCGTATATGGCTGTACCTGCACCTGCGAGTTGTGATAACGGACTTGCTTGAGCTTGATACTGCGTTTGAGTTGTCCCGGGCAACGCGTAACCTCGGAGCAAAGCGTTGAATTGGTTGAACGCATCCATAGGTGAACTTTGCGCATTGGCATAGTTCTGAATTGCTTGGTTGATTAGCTGCTGTTGATACGACTGTTGCTGTCCACCAATTTGGTTCTGTAGACCTAAGATGCCCATCTGCGCATTAAGCTGTTGATTACCCAAATTGCCAAGCGTACCTGCGGCTTGATTAGCCAGACCATACCCAGCCTGCGCACCAGACACACCTTGCAGACCCATACCTGCACCCTGCATGCCTTGGGCTGTACCAGCCAGTTGACGATCCACACCTTGCAGACCAATTTGAGCACCTTGCATGCCGCCTTGTAGTCCTTGCAGTGCGGTGCCAATACCAGATAGACCCAACTGCCCACCTTGCAAGGCAGTACCCAGCCCAGATTGCGCTCCAGACAATCCTTGCAAACCTAGATTAGATCCATACTGCATAGCCTGAATGGCCTTGTCGTAAGCGGCTTGTTGTCCAGTGGCGCGAATGTTGTCCATCTGAGATGCCAGCGCACGGTTAGCTTCAGCATTTTCAACAGCCTGACGTGAACCGCCAAACGCACCCATACGGGCTGCATTAGCTTGGCGTCCAGTAGCGGCAATATTAGCTTGGCGTTGGGCACCTTGTAGTTGAACGTCTGTAACAGCCTGTTGGTACGGCGACATGTATTGCTGAACCGCATAGGGATCAGTCATTTGATTAGCGTACTGTTGCCCAGCAGCAGCTTGTTGCGCGGCATAGTTACGGGCTTGATTGGTAATCTGATTACCGGTTCGTTCGGCACGAAGACCCATCTGACCAATATCAGCAGCTTGCGCACCATACCCAGCACCCATGTTGCCGTAGTACTGACCGCCTTGAATGCCAAGTTGTTGACCCCTTTGGCCAGACTGAAACCCAGCGTTGCCATAACCATAAGCACGTCCGGCAGAATCAAGTCCGCCTAGACCTGCGGCATTGGCAAAATTAGTAGCTTGCCCAAACTGACCGGGCATCTGTAAGTTGGCCGCATTGGCTTGTACCTGCTGTTGCAGGGGGCTAAATCCTGCTACGTAATCTTGGACGTTGGCGCTATAAGGCGTAAACGGCTTGGTGCCTACAATTTCAAACGTGCTTGGAGCGCCATCTACCCCGGGGATTTCTTTGGTTTGAAATAGTTCTTTCATCGACCCGCCAAGCAGCGTCTCGACTTGAGGGCGCAGGTACTCAGGGATGTTAGATTGGTTAACCGTTGTTGTCGTTGGGCCACTATCGCCGCCACCTAGGCCATAGATGCGGCCAACCCCACCGGGTTTAACACGGGTCGCGCCCTCACCAAAGGGTTCGCCAAAGGCTTCAAGTTGTCTACGGGAATAGCTCATATAAGTACCTCAACCAAAGTGTTGCGCGGCTCAAAACCAGCACGTAACAAAAGCCGAACCATAGATTCCCGGCAGAATGCCTGTATCTTAGTCGCGCCGCGAAGTTTTACCAAGGCTTTTAACTGTTCCAAAAGCTCTGGATTTGCAATAAATTTACCGCCCGTGGTGGTTACAAACGCTACTCGATGCAAGGGGTAGTTGATAAACGAAACGGTCATTGCTCCGTGGATTGCGTTTTCTTCATCTACTGCCACCAACAACAGCCACTGTCCACTCGTCACAAAACCTTGCACATGAGAAAGGTTGTAGCCGTTGGCCCACTCAGGAAATTCTCCACCCTTGTCAATAGCTTCTTGGATGTAGCCTTCCACCATAGGCCAGACTTGCTGGATATGGTTAACGTCAACAGGGCGAACGGTTAAATTCATTCGTTATTGTCCAGTAACGAGGCAATGCCACCTTCTTCATACCGCATCATGTTTGGAGCGGCACGTTGATTAGGCGCATACCCTCTTTGCTGGGTAATTTGTTGATAGTTAAAAGGAGATTGCATCTGGGACATACCCCCAAACCCGCCTCCAAAACCTCCAAAACCACCAAAACCGCCATAACCACCACCATAAGAAGGCTGTTGGCCGTATTGGCTTACACCCATAGAATTACCCATGTTGTAGTTTTGATATTGCGGCTGAAAAATAGGTTGATAAAACTGGCTTGATTGTTGGTAGCCAGTAATGTTGTCTGCGTAGTTAGGGTCGTAAATCGGCCTACTGTAGTCAAAAGCGGACGGACGAAAGCTATTACCAGACTGCACTAACGAGCCGGTTCTATCACCGCTACCATACGTTGTGTATGCGGGTGGAGGAGCCGCAGAAGGTAGACGGGGAGGAGGGGGAGGAGGAGCGGGTTCACCACCACCACCGCCACCGCCACCGCCAAAATGGTAAAGGCGAGTGCCATCACGGGCATAACCGTTATATTTGGTTGGAACAATCATCGTGTCTCCTTACGCGGCCATATACTGACGGGGGTTGATCTCTCGCCCTTGAGCTTTACGACCGGTACGTGCTTTACGCACTTTGTCCATCATTGCGTACAGTTGCTTGGCACCTGCATCAGTTGAGCCATTACCAAGGTGGGAAACCACATCGGCAGGAACAACAAACTCACCATCTGCCAGACGCGCAGGACGCTTGCCAGAAATACTTGCAGGGATGCTGTCAGACATACCGTCCCCGGGGCCACGTAACATGCGGCCACCATCAGAGTAGCTACCTAGATTGGAGATACCACCAGAGGCCATGTTGGACATGTACATTGGCTCTTCACCAACTATGCGGTCATAACCACCAGTCAAATCGGCAATACCACCTTCAGCGGCAAAGAAAGAAGAACGATAGCTCTCAGGGTTAAACTTGAATCGGCTCAGTGGGCCATCGTACTCTTCTTCCTCTTCCATTTTTTTTCTTGCGCCAGTAGCACCTTGAAGCGCAGCGCCAAAAGCAGTGCCCTTGTTTCTCATCATGGACGCTACTGGGTCTTCTGCAAACTTGGCCATACCTTGACCAAAAGTTTGGGGCGCGGTAGAAGGCACAACGTTAGACCCGGCTGCTGGAATTGCGTACGAAGTGCCGTAGGGCGTCAACAGCGTTGCGGTATTTGGGCTACCAAAGCCGGGCGGGTATAAATTTGGGGCGCTTGCAATATTTTGTGCAGCGTTTTCACCCAAAAGAGACGAAATACCCCCGGAAGGAGCGGTCGAAGTAGCAAGATTTGTGGCCGCGTTTGTAGCCACATTTGTAGCCACTGGAGCAGCACTAGCAGCAGCAACACCAGCTTCTGTTATTGCAGGAGTGAGAGCGGCAGAAGTGCCCCCCGTCATTGCGCTTAGAGCAGGGCTTATAGCACCGCCAACACCCCCGGTCAAGCCACCAAGTAGAGCACCTTTAAGTGGATCGCCACCAGTCAAAGCGGCAGAGCCACCACCCATTGCCGCGCCAAGCAGCATCGCTTCACCAATTCCGCCCATTGCCATAGTAGGCTCCTTTAAACTATGATTTTACTCGAAGAGGGTAGCTAGAAGCTACTCCGCCAGAAGTGTCGTAGAACACATCCCCCACCCTTAAATTAGCAAGATCTGCCTGAGTTGGCAGGCTTGGTGTCGCCGTGTTTGGCGCTGGAGGAAAGCTCAATGCAGATATTACGTCCGCGCCATTTCTCTGACTTGTAACGTTTACTGGCCCTGCGTTGTCTAACTGGTTAAAGTACAGACGCAACAAGCCCAATAGCTGGTTCATGTATAGCTGGTCGTACTCCTCTGGAGCATTAAGCAGGCGCGGAGCGACAACGTTCTTTTGTGCCATTATCTACGTCCGTCAGGTCTGATGTCAATACGAGGAGCGCCTAGCTGCCACTGCGTTCCTATGGTGTCCGAGGTAATCCGCATAGCCATTTGCCGTCCACGCACACGAATGTAAATTTGCCCGTCATAGGTGTCTGGGTCAATTGGATAACTTTGCGTTGCCACCACGGGCTGTTCTGCATCTGTATCCGTACCCCCTACAGACTTGGGCGATGTGTACCCAGAACCTGAGTTCTTCAAAGGCAGTAACTGCATGGTCAGGCGCGGCGTTATCCCGTCCGTAGACCCATTAAACGTTAAGTCAGGCAGTATCCGCCAGATGAATGCAAAGTTATGGCCATCCCCAATATCAAACTGAGACGTTGTAATTGAGGCTTCAATCGGCAAGGGATCAGCCAACATGCCATCATCTACACCAGATTCATGGTTCACAAGGTTATGTGCATAGGTAGCCGCTATAGGGAAATTCCGTAGTCCAACATCCAGCCATGCAGTGCGCCCCAGATTCCCGTAATACCAGATGTCCTCAACGTAGTTGTATACAACATATCTATCAGCTTCGTTGGAATTTGCCGAGCAATAGAACCACCAGACTTCGTTAAAGCCTTCGTTCGTGCTGGCATACACTTGATCAAACTGCTGCCGGTTAATGTCGTTATAGACGTACCGCAGCAAATCGCAGCGTAGGGTTTGTATACCACCCGCGTACTTGTAAAACTTATCTACACCCATCCAATAAGAAACACCAGATGCCAAAACCGCCGCATTTGGGCCAGCAATAGAGATGTTATCTGCCAAAAGCTGTGTGCCCCAGACGTAAGGTGGGCCAAGATATTGCAGGGAATAAATCGAGGAATTTGTCCAAACAAGAATCTCTTGGCGGCTTTGTAAAGCAGTAATAATGGTCGACCCGTGCGACAACCGAGTGCTACCTGCTTGATTGGTGATAAGAGGCTCCCATTGGGTTATAGACTCTTGATCTGACCACCGAATAAGCATTGGGTCAACTGTGGTGCTGAACACATCGTTTGTGCCAAAACAAATCACAAACCGGCTTGCGTCTGAAATAAGGAAATAAAGCTGGCTAATTGGAGTTTCATTAGCGCCATCCAGATCAGAAATAGGAATTGCACGAGGAGATATGGATTGAACGCCAGACTGCGTTCCAGATGTAATAACTATTGTTGATAAAGTGTAGGTAAGACCTGTTGGCGTTCCTACGGTAGTTGTAACTCCAGAACCACCTATAGTGGTAGATAAAGTGAATGTTGTAGACCCATTAGTGGCAACAATGTAATACGTTGTAGGGTTAACGTATCCAGCAATAGAACCCGTCCCTCCATAAGTTCCACTGATTACTAATGACTGATTAACTACCAAAGTAACACTTGAAGCAGTGCAGCTAAATTGCCCTGCTATACCCGTAATAGCTACGCCTGATAATGTTGCACTTAAAGTAGTGGATGTTGCTAAATTAAACGTGCCACCTGTAGAGTTAATGACGTAGTACGTTATTCCAATAACAAGCCCTGTAGGCAAAGCTCCAGTGGTTTGCAGGGCCAACGCTGTGCCATTTAACAAAACGCCTGAGAAACTGACAACACAAGGTGAAGCAATACTGATTGAAGCTGTTTTAGGGGCGTATCCAATATTAGCATTCCAATAGTACAAAGGCGCACTACGTGGGCCAAGGATCAAATCTTGACCAAAGTTGTTTTGGTTCCATATACGAATAGCCGTAGCAGATGCCGCACCGTTACCCCAAGTGCCAGCACCCCAAGGGCCAGCACCCCAGCCCGTCGCAGGAATGGCGTATTCCGCGCCAGTATTAATCTGGTACACGGCGTATATTGTGCCTCCCCCTGTAAGGGCAAAAACCGCTTGGGAAGAGACGGTAATTGTGTATGTTGTTGAAGTCAAGTAGGTGATCTGGTACTCACCAAAAATTGTGACCCCAGCCAGAGTGGTTGTGGGTGAAAACGTTACAAAATCATTGTTTTTGAACCCACCGCCAGCATCGGTAACCACCACAACGTTTGAGCCAACCGCTGTAGTAAATGGGTTAGTAAGCGTGTTGGATACCCGAATAGGGGTGATGTCGTTATAAACACCGCCGTTCTCAATGTAAAACTTCAGGTTAGTGCCAACACCTGCTAAGTTCTGATAGTTGAGTGTAATCCAGTTCCACAGCGAACGGCATACGCCTAAGAACGTGTTTGCAGATATGCGAACCCAGCCCCCAATTTTCTCAGGCGTGCCTTGACGGAAACGAATTTTTTCCGATTCATAATAGCCGCCCTCACTGGTGTAGCGAGTGTTCTCTCTGTTTACACCGGGCTTGAGGAGGATTTTTTGTAGCGGCATAGCTCATTTTCCCATGAATTAAACAAAAGGTCGAGTGCCCGCTTTGTCAATGATAAGAGCCTGTTTGCGCGGAGTTCCGTCAGGTGTGTTCGTTACGCTGATGTGCGTCCAAGCGTCAAACTCACGGATTATCTGATCGTAAGGCAAACCCGCAGCAATTACTGCCCTTACCACAGCATCAGGAGTCATTCCGGGAACACGGACATCTGCTGCACAACCAATCCTATGTTGACTGGAATCTCGGCTTCCAACTGAATCATTTACAGCTTTTGACCTAAACCCAGAGTTCACCATAATTGGCTTGCCGTCCAGCGCCGTTTTCACCTGCTCTAAGAATTCAGCAAGCCGCTGTAAGTTGGCGGTCTCGGATTCGTTTGGCGTATTGTCAAACTGCCTGTGGCTAGTGGCGGTCAGTTCCGCAAGGGTAAAGTGCGGTGTCATTTTTTGCTCAACAAGTCTGTCTTAGCCTGCGAACCGGCGCTTGAACCAAAATAGTAAGCGATGATCCCCGTCCAAGCTGTTCCCAAGCTACCCAACATCATCAGAATCGCTGGGTTGCTGCTGTCTACCTTACCAATAAACATCATCACCATAATGCCAAAAAAGCCTATCGTGACCGTACCTGCAAGTATTGGCGGCATTAGGCTGCGGGTTTTGGACTGCATATCCCGAGCAGACTTGCGGTCTTCAACCTCCAGCTTTTCAAAGTTAAGGCCAAGCTCTTGAGCTTGTTTCTGCAATTCAATCTCGGCAATTTTGACTTGGGCTATTTGCTCTGCTGAAAGTTTGTTGCTGGAGATGAGGTCGCCAACTTTCTCGGGGTCAACGCCGATTGCTTTACTGATGGCAGACACAGCCATGCCAGCAAGTGGGCCACCCATAGCAGTAGCGATTGTCGGTGCGATTTGTCTTAGCCAGTCCATATCAATTACTCTTTCAAGTCAAAACTTAAATTTGGATGGCGCGGGTATTGAACAACGCGCTCCCCCTCGGGGCACTTGTATTTAATTGTTGCCAGCAGCGTTGCCTTGCCAGACGCAATTTTTTCTTTTTGCGCCATAGTGAGTTGGTACGAGAATGTATCTATTTCTGGCCCTGCTGGGCCACTAAATTTGCTGGCCGTGGTGGTCGCTGCGTGAACCATACCTGCGGCATCACGGATGCTTGGAGTGAAGCTCTCAACAGAGCAGTCATCACGCTTTTTGATCCGCGCAACAGTGACATTGATGGGCTGTCCAGCTTCTGCCACAATTTTAAAATTCTCTGGTGACCACTCAATGATGGCTCTGTCAAACCAACCAAACTTGTCGGCAAGCGTGTAACTACCCCCTAATGCGGCAACACTAGCGGCAACTGCTCCAATAGCTTTGGTAAGGTCAATCATTTTTACGCCGGTTGTTCAGGCCATTCAACTTCCCAAGGGAAGCCAGTTTGCGCTGTGATGTCGCGCAGTGCTTGACGGTATGTTGCCCATACCATCTTGTCCACAGGCGTATCTGCTATTAGCGTCCAGTCGCTGTCTTTAAGTTTCTCGTTACGCTGGTTACGCACAGACTGAGCCTGTTCTGCGTCACCTACTAGGGTGTCTTCATTGATTGTTGCCATGTGTTACCCCGTTATTTAGCTAATTGATTTGACAATTTGCAAAGCGCCGAACACAGAACTTGAGCCATACGTTGTGTCATAACATACAACCTTATTCGGGGCTATGGAGTTCCAAATTGTGGCGCTGGGGCCTATTGGCACAAGTTTTGGTGCAAAGCTATAAAAACAATTTTCGCCAACAGCTACCGCCCGCGATCCCGGTGCACCAGTAGTTAAGTCCCAAGCATAACTGGTTGCACCAGAAAGAATCTGAGTGTCATAGGTTTGTTGATAGTTAAACGCAGTAACTGCAGAAAAACCATCAGGTAAACCTGATGCGCCAATAGCTTGAACGTCAAAATCTGACACAATAGGAGAGGAACCGGTGAAGTTAATTGCCACCCTAGACACAGTGGAAACTGAAGATGTATAACCATAAAAAATGGCTAAATTTGTTGTAGCGTTTGCGCTGATTGGATTTACGACAGTGGTGGTAGCGTATAGAGGGCCAATTTGCGTACCGGCGCTTGCTGTTCCGGCGGTATCAGTAAGAATATTAGTAGCTACGGCATCGCCGCCTATGTAAATTAATTTAGACCCGCTGACAATTACTCCAGCGTTAGTCGTACCTCCACCTGTTGCCAACGTTACTGTTGAAATCGTAGCGGTTGTACCCGCAACGCTGATAATCATACCCACGGTAGTACCAGCACTAGAAGTTATAACAACAGCCCAACGAACGCCGCTACTGATAGGGCGTACTTTGTATTGCTCGGCGTTTGTTGTTGCGTATGTTGCACCTGTGCCAAGTGTGATTGTTGTACCTGAAATGGTGTAGGGAGTGGCAAAAAAAGTGCTGGCTGAGGTGTTAGTTAACACCAATACCACTGACGAAGAGACGGCGGCTACGTAAACATTAGCGTCTATACTACCTGTGTTTGTGCCGTTTAAAGTGGTAGCAGCGCCAATTGTTACCGTAGTACCAGAAATGGTCATTGCCCGCATTTGAAGTGCAGTAATAGAAGTAAAAGCAGTCGTAACAACAAATGACGACCCAACAGCAACTAAATTCTCGGCAGTTTGGCACGCGGTGGCATTGTTTGACAGCGTTGCAGTAGCAGCAGTGCCGACCGTGATAGTGGTATCACTTAACGTCAAAACAACTGCTTCCATTGCGGTGTTAATACTTGAACTGACCAGAACTTGGTTTGTGGCGCTCAATATGCCTACAACTTGGTCATAATTATTAGTATTACGTATCAAGGTAACACTGCCCCATAATTTTGTGGATGCGTTATAAATAATGCCAGACAAAGTAGTGCCCGCAAGTAAAAATAACGTCCGGTTTGTGTCAATAACTACAACTCTGTGAAACGGTTCTTCAGTAAACGGTTTTAAATCTGCGGAAACGTTTTGAGCTACAACGGCGTAAGGCTCTGCGCCTACGAAACTCCATGTACCAGCCGCCGTAGAGTTATCCGCCAAACCAACAGTAACGGGGCAGTTTGAGTATACAAACCCCAATGTGCTACCAGCGTTGTTGATAATTTCTAGCGGGTACGCGCCAAGGTTGCTGATGTTGTAAAGAATGCCGCCCTTAGACACTGTTGTGGCATCTGGCAATGTGACTGTCTGCCCGTATGTAGTCGTAGTAATAGCTTGAGCGGTAACAGAAGCTGAAGTTAAGACGACCGATCCAGAAGCAGTTGTACCGCCGCCACCAATAGAGGCAATGGTTATTGAACCTGCGGCGTTAGTAATGGTTACGTTACTGCCAGCAGTCAATGTTGTTCTGGTAAATCCAATGCCATTTCCAATGTCAATTTGACCATTGGTTGGCGTAGTTGCTAATCCTGTGCCACCGTTTGCCACGGGTAATGTGCCGGTTACATCCGTTGTCAACACTGTGGGATTGCTGACAATTTTTACAAAATCAGAACCGTTCCACGCAACCACAGCTTTACCGCCAGCAGGGATTGTCACACCTGTAGTCGGGCCTGCGCCGCGAATCACAATAGACTGAGTGCTGCCTGTACTGTTGATAACAATATAGGTCTTGCTGGATGCTGGTGCTGTGATATTGCGCGTTACCGTGCCGGATGCAGTCCATAAAATAATTGCTTGACGGGCTTGGTCAGCAGCCAATGCGGTCGTGGAAAGCGTTACATCAGCATCAGCGCTGAGTGTTGTTGTGCCCGCAATAGCGGAATCAAGCAGCGACGTGATTGAGTCATTAACGGTGTCGCCCCATGTACCGTCAAGTTCTCCGGTAATTGGCAGGGCTAGACCTAAGAGTGCTGTTGATTGTGTTGCCATTGTTTTCTCCGATTAAGCCGCGTATGTGCCGTTATTGGTAGTGTTTAAACGACGCGCAGTCCAAATACTTCCCGTATACGGCGTAATCGAGCCTGCGCTTGCGGTGGCCTGTATCTTAAGGCTGGTTCCAGTGCCGTTATCCAACTGTATTCTGAACCGTGCGTAATGGTCAACCGCCGTAGTTAATGAGGCTGTTGCAAAGGAATATGCCGCTGTGTTATTAATCGCTTGGCCCACCAGCATGGTTGCTGTGCCGGGCGGGGCCACAATACCCGTGACAGGAGACATTTCAAAGTAGATATTTTGTTCAGTTGGAGCCGCCGAGTTAGTCAGCGTCCATGTAACCGTACCCGCAGTAGTCTTTCTAAAATACATGATGATCTCAATATCGTAGTAACCTTCTGCAACCAATGCAATATTGGACGTTCCCCCGAAGAAGTTGGCGATTGTGGTGATGTTAGAGCCATCAGCAGTCAACTTAAATTGGTTGTACAGACCCACCGAACTGCGGCCAGATGATGTATCTGTTGTGCCGTACATGTTCACGCCATCGTACTCAATAGCACCTGCGGCAGCGGTCGTTAAGTTTGTGCCGGATGTTAAAAGAATAGGTGAAAGTGACGCTGTACCAGCGGTTGGCCTAATTGAACTAGCTACAACATTACCCGCGGTTGCTGTGATGTTACCCGCTGTTGCTGTAAGCGTAGTTCCGGCTGTGATTGAGGTTCCAGCAGAAACACTGCCCGCTGCCGTTAAATTTGTACCATCAAATGTCAAATTAGCGCTGCTGGAAAAAGGATTTGTGCCGTTACCAAAAGGAATGAAGTTGGCCGTCAGTGTAGATAGGCCAGTACCGCCAGAAGGTACCGAAACAGTAGCGGCGTTATCCGCAACGATATTTAAACCATCTGCGTAAACGGATCTTTCGGCAGGATAAGTGACAAACACATCTTTACTGCCAGCCGTGAACGGCGTTAAAACTCCAGCAAAACCAGTCAACAGCGTAACCGCCGTGTAAGTTGCGGTAGTTCCTGCGTAGGTTAGTATTGATCCGCTTGCCGTTAAAACTGTCTTGCCTGTTCCTTGTGCATTAAGCGTTACAGTACCCGTGCCCAACGGAACAGTAGCATTGGTTGTAAAACTTACACCAACCGTATTTGACGCCGCACCAATTAATGTAAAGTCTGTAGTCCCAACCGTAAGAATGGTAACCGGTACGTTAGCAACTAACGACGTAGCATTTGCAATTGCGTTAACTGTAATTACTTGACCAGCCGTTATGCCGTGCGCCGCAACCGTATTAACAGTAACCGTGGTAGTTGATTGGCTGATAGAAGAAATTGCCGCAATAGAAGATAAGACGGAAGACGATAAAACAGTATCCCTAGATAAACTTGTAGTTGATAGCGTGTACGTACCAATACCCACTTCCCACTCATTTGCAACTGGATTGGCAATTGTGTAGTACGTGGTGTTAGCGTTGCCAATAACAGAAAATGCCTGATACCCACTGGATGTGCCAGCAAGCACAACAGACCCTGTGCCCGTCGTAGTGGTGTTCTCTCTTACTCGATCTTTAAGAACTAAAGCCATTTTGCACCTTTATGGGTTAACTATTGTCTGCCAATTTGGATCGGGCGGTGTTTGTGATGTGTCAATCACTGTCCAAATGGCTGTCAAAGTTGATGATTGTGTTTCCGCTGCGGACATTGTTTCAACGATTGATGCTCGCAATTTAACAATCAAGATTTCTGTATCAATCATTGCAAAAGACTCATTCACACTAACCTGAAAAGACTGCCCAGCGGCAGTAGAAAAAGGCAAAGCAGAGAATGGGGTGTTAGCAAACATGATTAGGTAATTACTACAGTGTAGGTGACAGCCAAGATGTCAGTGGCTACAACAGTTCTTGCAGTGGCAAAGTCGCCAGCCGAGAATAAAATACCTGTTGTATTACCCGGCACAGTTGTACCACCAAGGACAATAAAACAACCAGCTACCGTAGCTGAACCAGTCATCGTAAAACTAGTTGGCGTCGATGTTGTCTTGCTACCGCCAGAAGCGGCAGAAAACACAGGTGTGAGCCGTGCCGCAATAGCTGTAATCTCCGCCCATGTAGCGTGGGAAGCCATAGTGTCTGCCACAACGGATGTACCAACACCTTTCAGGCCCATCAGTACTGCGCCAGCACCAGCGTTACCCAGAATAGAGTCTAAAGTGGCGTTCTTGCCAACTGTTACTACTAGATTTTCAATGTCGTCTTCCCATTTGACATTGCCTTGAAAGTCTGTGCAGACCACATGGTAGTAGCCGTTCATGTTCATTGATTCAGTAACCATTTATTGCTCCTGTTAGCTACTGCGAATTAACGCCGCTGTCGATGTGTTGACGGGCATCGTAACTGTGAATGTGGTGGTTGATGTCTTGTCTGACCCAAAGTCCAACACCGCAATAGCCTTGTTAGCTTTACTTGAGTTGTAAATCAATGCGCCACGAGCGGTCAAAGCCGCTGTCCAAGTTGCGTTAGGAAACCCAACATAGGCTACAGTGCCCAATGTATTTACGGTGATACCCGGTAGTGTTACCCCACCAGCCGTGTAGCCTGTCGCTACAACCTCGTCAGTCACGCTGTAGATGGTTGTATCCGCGCCCAAATTAGCTGGTGCAGTGTAGAGAGCAATCTTAATCACGTCCGTGACTAGATTATGGACACCCTCATACAACTGGGCTTTGAAGCTGGTGGTGAGTGTTTGGGCGATCATTTAACTGGAATCCTAACTTGACCGTCACGGTACGCATCCATACGTTGCTTGCCATCACCCAGATTTTTAAGCAAATCCATTGCTTGTGCATACATGCCTTGGTACACCGCAATTAGGTCAGGCTCACCTTTCATGAAGCGAATAGCCTCAACCAAAGCGCCGTTCAATAACGCAGAACTAAAGTTATCGCCAAGCCAAGAAGTACCAGTGGTGACAATCGACTCAGGGTAGTAGTAATAGTGGAGTTCTAGCTTATAAGCACTGTTTGGCGTGGGGCCAAGAATAAAACTTAACTCATTAACTGCTGTAGATTGTGGGCCAAAAATTGCGTAGTACTTTGGAAGACCGGTGCTTGCTGGAGTTGGAAACGCTTCACGAATGTAGTTAACGTCCTTGTTTAGCAAGAATGTATAAGTCTCCGTAGCTAATCCGTAGTTCTCAATAACCGCCAAAGAATACGTAGACAAAAAGTCGCCCGGACAGGACACATACTTATTGTTTACCGTTAACGTACCAATTACGTTTTTACGCAGGTTGGCAAGTTGAACAGTGTTGTAAATCTTCTGTTCAGCCTGCTCCGTGAACAGCGCGTACTCATCCGCTGTGAACTCGTTTTCACAAATATCCGCAATATTTGCAACAAGTTCAGCGTAGTTCATGCCATTGGGCCTCTTGCCATGACACCTTTAGTGGCTGCGCCAGTGCCGCGAATCTTGATACCAGAGGTCTTTGGCTCTTTGTATGGATCACGACTGATGTTGCCAACAGACATGTTCACATCGTTAGCAGTCATACGGTTACCACCTTGGTATCCGCTGTTCTTGATATCTACACCAGACTTACCATCCATAGTGTGTGGCTCTGCATAGACGCTGGCATCGCCAACTTCTTTGCCCATTACTTTTTTGCTAAATGTAGCCATATCAACCGCCTTTTTTATAGGTGAAAGAAGACTTCTTCTGATTAGCCACTTTGGCCAGACCACGACCCAGAGTTTTCATCTGAGCGTTTGTTTTGCCGCCCTTGGCCAACTTGGTCATAGGCTGACCGGGGTGTAGCTTCTTCTCGTGCTTATTCACCATACCAGCCATCATCTTTTTGTCCTGTTTTAAATCCGCTTTGTCCATTTCAAACTCCTTATGTAACTGTAACCGTAACTGTACCAAGTTCTAACGCTAACACCAAATAATTTGGTGTTAAAACTTCATCAAACCCACTTGCGCCACCTACCGGTGCCCAACCCCACTGAAACACCCTGCTGCCGCCCTCTGGATAACCAAAGCCATCTACAGCCACGCTGTTGGTTGTCAGTATCTGCAAACCACTTTGCCCAGAGACTTGATAGCTTACGTCAGGACGTGGCTCACGCACAGCTTGTGGATCGTTAACTGGGTACATACCCAATTGCAACTGTGGCTGGTCTGGATCCCAGCAAGCGCGGCAAGCCTTAATCTTAAAAGGCTTTGTCTTAACGGTTTGCGTACGCAACTCTTTGAGCATGTAACGCTGGCCACAACGGTCACACTCTGCAATCGCATGTTTGCCCGAGGCGAACCGATTAGGCATAGAACATATTTCTTGGCACGAATCTCAACGGAGAGGTATCGCGGTCTTCTGACTGGGCTAAGTCCCACTGTTGTTCGTAATCTGCCTTCAACCCCATCACACGATTAGGGTCAGCATTTGGTAGCTTCATACTCAACAGATAGGCCAACCCTGCAACCATACAGGGAATAAAACGAAATGGGATATCTTGCACGGTCACGCCCGTACCAGCATCCTGAATACGGCGCATGCGGTAGTACACAAACATGTACTGGTCACCGGGGGCGCTAGGTGTAGGCCACACGTTAATTGCGGGTAGATTCTGCACCGTTAAGAAGGCAGAAGGCCCAGCAGTATGCGTTGCAGCAGTTGTACCGTTTTGTCCACGAGCGCAATTCAAAAGCTGATTGGTCACGGGGTCGATGTTAGGGTAGCTGATTGTCTCGTTGTCAATTTTCACAAACCCAGCGGTGGTCAAACTATCCACATTGGACACTGTAATTGTGGTGTCTGTAGCTGAAATACTAGTTGCCAGCGTTACTGAGGTGAGGTTTTCCTGACCAGACTGGCGGTTGTACCAGACCTGAATTGGGCGACCTTGTGCCAACTTGTTTGGCAGGCTCATGTATGTCGATTCGGAGATACCGCTGATGTTGATATCAATCTGGTTAGACGTGGCATTACTTTCGCGGATTACCATGTCTAAGAGATTGATTGTGTCTACGGGCATGGGGTAGATAGCCTGCCCTGTCACCATAGGAATTTGGCCCTGCTCAACAGTCCAGAAGTTTAGGCCACGGTTGGCCCACTCAATCGTCAGCAGGTTCAACGACCGACGAGCGGTTCGGAAGTTATAGCCCGTACGGAGTTCTTGACCACAACGCTCAAACGCCTCTTCAATGAGGTCGTTCATGTCGAGATTAAAGACGGAAGTTCCTGTGGTCTGGGCCATGATATATCCTTAACGGCGACGCAATGAGGCGATTCCACCATGCGCCATTTTATACCCCGCAGCACGTCCTTGCTGTAGTATTTGCCCAAGGGGTATGCCCTGAGATGTTTTATCCCCAGCCTTGTAAAACTTTTGATCGCCCGGGTTGTATGCGTAATCTTTGTACTGTTGGCCAGCGTAATTTTGTAAAGTCTGTGCAAACCCTTGATCACCAAACTGTCCAGCCTGACTCATACGGCTAAAGTCCGGCCCTTTTGGGGCTGGTTTGGGATTACGTAGGCTGTCTCTATATGCCCTGACTTTTGCATTTTCTTCCCTGCGCTGCTGCCTCTCCGCCTTGCGTAGCTTATCCCCTGTTAGGTATTGTTGACGTGGGAGAGTAGAAGGAGGGGGTGGGGCGACAGGAGCAACCGTAGGTATAGGGTTAGCCAATAGGTCAGGTGCTTGAACTTGTGGTTGCTGTGGCGTTTGCTGCTGCATTTGCTGCATTTGCTGAAAAAACGGGCTAGAAAATTTAGGAATTTGCCCCATGCCTTGTTGGGGCATTTGATTACCCTGCGCTAAAAAGTCAGCTTTTGCTTTTTCCATGTCTGCCTGAGAAGCAAAACGAGCTTGCGTTGCAAATCTATTCCAATCATCTTCAGTCCTTGGACCTTGATTAAAACCTCGAGGCCCTTGTGGTTGTGGGTAACCACGTTCGTATTCTGGGCCACCAAACTGAGCGAATCGCGGGGATGGTGGAGGCATCATTCCTTGTGGGGAGCCAAAATTATTTGGATTGGGGCCGAAACCACCCTGCTGGGGCATCATTCCTTGTTGGCCACCCATCATTCCAAGTTGGCCCATTTGTGGGCCACCAAAATTATTTACACCGGGGCCAAAACCACCTTGTGGTGGCATAACTGATAATTGCATCTGGCCACCACCCATTCCGCCCATTTGTGGGGGTGGTGGAGGCATCATGCCTTGTTGGCCACCCATTGGGCTTGCGCCCATTCCGCCTGCTTGCCCGCCACCTTGTGCCATTATCGGTACCCCGCTGTTTTCTTTGCAATTGTCTTAGGTTGGGCTACGAATTGTTTCCCTTTAGCTTTGCCAGCACGTTTTGCACGTGTTGTCGCAGCGTACTCAGAAGCGCTGAGACTTTTGATCGCAGCTTTTGGAAGGTATCTTTCGCCTGTGTCAGAAGATTTTTTACCACTTTTAGTTGTCCAATCTTGTTTGCCCCAGTCCTTGAGAGACTGTTGCGGTTTAGCCAACCCACCACCGGCCATTTTCTTACTCGCACAGTGTGCCTTTTCTGAGAAGCCTTTTGGGGCATCACAGTTTATGGACTTCTTGCGCTTTTCCGACCACTTAGTCACGGTACCCGCCGCCTGCTTTTTTGTAGCGCTGTGCCACCATCTGTGCTTTTCTGGCGCTCCATTGTCCTGCGCCTGTACCTGCTGTGGCTGCAGCTTTGACGCTGTTAAAAATCCGTTTGCGTAACTCAGGCTTGGTGTAATTGCCAGCAGCATTCACCTTAGATTTGACCTTACCACCCTCTTTGTACTCGGTAAAGTCGGTGTCATCCCGTCGCGCTTTTGTCTTAGCGCCGGGCATTTTTGAGGGGCGGATTGCGCCCATACCACGGGATGGCATCATTTTTTACCACCTTTAACTTTTTTGGCTAGAAACAGTTTATCAACCATCTCTATCCGCTGGGGTTTGGTTGTAACTTTGTTGATAATGCCCAGCCGTTTAGGTTTACTCGCACCGTAAAACCCAGCCTTTTTTAAAGACTTAGCTACACTGCTATTGGGTTTTGCGGTTGCCATAGTTACACCATCTTTCCACGAGTTTTACCTTTGATGGCACAACCATCAGCGCGTTTAGACGCAGAAGAAACCTTGCCGCCTTTTTTCATGGGTTCTCCAGCAGCTTGCTTTTTGCGTTTCTCTTCTTCATCATCACGAAAAGATGAAGCAAGTGCGCCAAGGCCACCAAGAGAGGTCAGCTTGCCCATGAGGCCTTCGCCAGTAACAATACCAGCAAGTGGAGATAAATCACTGAGTTTCATAATTACACCATCTTTCCGCGAGTTTTACCTTTGATACAGATGCCGTCTGCACGGCTGGAAGCAGAAGAAACCTTGCCGCCTTTAGCCATCTCACGGGGAGATGGGGGCATCTTCTTACCTTCAGTAAAAATACCACGGTTCTGTTTGCGCTCGTAATCAGCAAGTTCCTTGGCCGTAGGGCCACCTTGTTTGCCACGACCCGCGCCAGCTTCAAATTGTGTCGCCATGATGGCTCCTTAACAGGCTCTGCCGCCGCTCTTCATAGTGATCATCTTGCCTTTGGTTTTACCCTTAGCCTCAACGCCACCACCTTTAGCCATGCCGCCCATATTCATCTTCTTCATGGCGGAATCTTTCATCATCTTGCCATCAGGCATCTTGTGCATACCGCCTTTAGCCATGAAGATAGGCACTTTTTTGCCGTCTTTCATTTTCATAGGCATGCCACCTTTTTTCATCATTGCTGTATCAGCCATAGGCGTAGGCTTCTTCATGCCGTCTTTAGCCATACTCATACCTTTTTTCA